TTATAAAGCCTCGTAAGTTTGTTGAGCTACGTCTGATAATTCAAAATTAGCAAGTAGCGAGTTATTAACTGATGGTTTTGATTGAGATGGCGGAGCCATTGAGCAACCTATTCGGAAACTTTGATTTTCAATCGTTGTTAACCAAGCAACGCATGGAGCAGCTGGCGTAACTGTCAAAGCATAATGAGAGTAATCAAAGGAGCGGTGAAACTTATCATGCAAAGCGTAATCGTAAGTAACTTTGCCGTTCTTATGCATGACAAAGTAACCAGATATATAAACACCTTGAAGATAGTCAGGAACTGGAGGCAATTTGGGTTCTACCTGTTGAGTTTGCTCTGTTTGGGTTGTTGGTTGCCCCGGTTCCTGAGCAACAGCATCCGGAGAAGATAAAATAATCGACCACATGCCAATGGCCAGAGCCGAGAAGATAAGAAAGAAAATAAAAGACCACTTTGGAAATTTAGGCTTTGGTTTTTCTAGTTCAATATCATCAAGTGAAATATCCATTTCATCTTCCTTTTTAGATTCAAATTCAAGCTGTTTGCGAATGTATTCATACTTACGAAGCGTTAAGCCGGGTAAGTATGAATATGGTGCACGCATATCAACATCACGACCATTTAAGTGTTCAATGTCAGCTTCAAAAAGTTGGTTGGTGTCGTAGGTTCCAAAGAAGTCTTTAGGGACATAAGTTTCAGATTGAAATGGTTTATTACCAAGAGTCTTTTTACCACGACGATAAACCGCACGATTAATATGTGGGAGTATTTTGGAAGATTGCTCTTTACCCTTGGATTTTATGATTCGATACAAGTCGTAAAGGTCTGAGAAAACAGGAATACGAAAGTGATCTAATCGAGAGCAACAAATGAAGTTTTCACCAGTTGCGCCAAGAGCTTGCTTATCAGCAGATTCAGGGTCTTGAATAGCAAAATAAATATCCCAACCCATTTTTCGAAGTAAGCGGAAGTAAGCAAGCATATCCCCTCGCCCCTTTTCGTTCCATGTGCGCGCGTTTAACCAGATGGCTGTCTCATCAAGAAACAAGCCACCAAGTTTTGTTTTTTCACCCTCTGGACAGCCACGACCAAGAGACTTTAAATCCTCAAGGCGCGGCAAGTCAGGTAATCGAGTGATTGAAGCTGTCGTGTTTGGGGATAGCTTCTCTGGGAATACTTCCATGTTAGTGGCAACACGAGAACCGCGAGCGAGGTATTCCTTCATTTTCTTAGCGAAGAAGATGCCCTTGCCTGCGCCAAGTGTTCCATAAACCCAGTAACAACTCATTACGCCCCCTTAGAAGCTATTTTAAGAATCTTGGACTTAACCAAGAAAACATGTGCAGCAAGATGCGCGCTACCAATAGCAGACATGCACTGAAAAATGTTGCCCGGTAAGAGAGAAAGACCAGCGGCAACATTACCGCTAGGCTTTACAGGAGAAAATGTAAACACCCCCGTGACTGTAAGAATGAAAGCCGCATACAAGGCTAAAAACATAGTGATTAGGATGCCAAGAAGTGCAAACTTATTGGTAGCTTGAAAGACTTGAAACCCTAAGAGGCCAGTTAAGAAAGTGCCAATCTTGGTAAAGAATGCAAGCATGTTAGATACTCCTTATTGTTCGAGTGAATAGCATGTAAATGTAAAGACCAGTTAGAAGATACAAAGCCCATTCAAGAGTTGGTCTGACATAGTCCTCCATTGGTGGACAATGAGCCTCAAACTTGAAAGAACCGAAAGACTTACCGCCAATTTGGGCAGGAACGGTAATGGGAATGCAGCCCCCACCGCCATAATTGAAGTAACCAAACGGATTAAAATTAAACTCAGGAACAGGTTGGTCTACTTTGTTCGTAACAAAATCATTCATTGCGTCTGTTATCTGCTGCTTGGCATTTGAAAAAGTAGGAAGCTGTAAAGCATCATTAGCTGTTTGCCAGTTCTTTAACTGATTTGCTTGCAACTGTCCAAGAGTTAACGGGCCAACAACAGGAAGAGGAACAGGCAACGGGTCAGGATTCGGGTTCGGGTCTGGCGTTGGGTCTGGGTCTGGCGTTGGGTCTGGGTCAGGATTCGGATTCGGGTCAGGATTCGGATTCGGGTCTGGGTCAGGATTCGGATTTGGAGCAGGGTCAAAAGACGGGTCTCTATCCGGCATAGGCCACTGACCAGGGAAATCACCAGGCGAAGGAACTTGACCAGGCCAATGGTCTGGATTTTTGCCAGGCTCTTGGTCTGGGAATTGTTCTGGGTCTAACTCAGGAGCTGGCTCACCATCAGGGCGTTTGTCTGGGTGGTCATCAGGTAACGGTTTTGGGTAGCTTGGAGTTGTACCCGGCTTAGGAACGTAAGGCGGTGTAACTGGCGTAGTCTCAGGAAACCAACCGGGGTCAGGATGCACAGGAGTTGGATTTTCAGGAGTTGGGTCTGGCAACCATGTTTCTGGCGGGATGATGGGACTAGTTTGCCAAAATTGATTCCATAACTCTTCTTCTGTAATTTCTGTTTGACTTAAGATTCTAACGCTATGCACATTACGATATTCTATTTCAGTGCCAGTCTTAGAAGAAATAACAGCGTACTTAATAATACCCCCCTCATCATAAGTAAAGATATTATCAGATTCGTAAGTTCTTTGAATTTGGGCGCGAACTGGCGTGTCACATTGCTCAAAAGTAGGGTAATCGTAATTTTTACCGTTAACAAAGCAACGATACATGTTGACCTGAGTAACAGTATTGGTATCTGAACTAAGAAAGAAACCCGCACCTAAAAGCAATAACCCCCAACGAGATGAATTACGAGCCTTACCTAACCAAGTAGATTTTGGAGTTCTGGTCTCACACTTCCAAATTGGGTCATTAGCACCAAATCGACGCTTACCACAAACACCACCCGTCTTGATATGATCACCATCAGGCCAAGCTTCAGTGATAACATCAATGGCAACAGAACCAAGCCACCAATAAGCATGAGCTTGGCGATATGGCAACATAACGACCGAGAAGCAAATTAAATAAACTGTGAATTTCCTAAAGAATGATTGCATGTTGGTTAGTCTCAATTGGATCAAAAAAGGCGAACCGAAGCCCGCCCCCCAATACACAAAAGATTTGATTAAGATGCGCCAGCTGCGATGAACGACTTGACCAAACCAAAGCCAACACGACCACCGAGAACGACAGCTAGAATGGAGAAACCAGCCGCGATTGCGATACCTGCGTCAGCAGTAACACCCGCAACAATTGCATCAACAGTTGCTTGGTCTATAGCTGCATGAGCAGAACTTGAAACCATAGCAACCGCCGCAGTAACTGAAGCAGTAATTTTTCCTTTGTGTTGTTTAACACGCTCTAAAATGCTTTTAGGCATAATAATTTCCTTATGATGGGTTTGAGGCAGAACTAATAATGTTCCTAAAGAAACGGAGAGTGACCCCCGCACCGAAACCAGTGAGCCACATAACAATCCCACTAGAACCGATGTATAAACAAATCTCCAAATAACTAGACATTAGAATTAAACCCAAGAGCTAATAGGATTAAGAATGTGCAAGTAATATCTACGTAAATAGATAATATTTGCGGGTCGAGTGTTTGGAGCTCTTCCACTATTAAGCCTCTAACTTTGAATCGTCAGGTTTTGAGATTGGCGGAACAATTAAGTTAGCAATCTTAATAACCGGAGCGTAGAGAGCTAGGCCATAAAGACCAAAACGAGCTAGAGGCGAAGCGGTGGAAATGTTGGCGTAAAAATCAGGCAAGAAAATCAGCCCGAAAATAAACCAAGCAAGTGTAAATACAGAAAGATATGTCAAAGGTTTAGAAAGCTTTGAAATATTTAGAATAAGTTTTTGTGCCGGAGTCATATTTAAATATCCTTATAAAAAGAAATCAATTAAGCGGCTTTAGATGCTTGGTCGATTGGAATTAGAACCAAATTACGAGTGAAACCTAAACGGCCATACTGACCGACCTCAAAGGAGGAAGCATCAAGAAAATACTTACCTGCTGGATAAGGTGCATCACCATCTTGAAGTGAAAGTGAGAACTCAACGGGGAAACGGCCACCTAAGTGAGCGAACGCGACTTGACTGCAAAGAGTCATTGCAGCGCGGTCACCTTTTGCAGGTAATTCACGTTTATCAACAACAACGTTATCTTGGAAGATTTCGATTACTAAGCTTGAAATTTGTTTCATTTTTCAATTTCCTATTTAAGCAACTAAGTGAAGTTTTACATCGTCTAGACCATAAAGTTTTGTTATGTCACCTGCTTTGGGCTCGACATAGTCAGCTGGTCTTTGCTGACTGAAATCAATTTCAATAACTTGAAGTAGAGGAACTACATTGTCCTTGCCATTGCCTTGTAAGTTTTGGATTTGTGCTTTTGAGAAGCCAGCACCAAGTAGCAAGTTCAAGTTGTTATAAAAAGTAGCTCGAGTTGAATATGACGCCTTGACAGCTTCATACCCATCAGAAACAAGAGAACGGTACAAGCGAAATACACGGTCAGCCTTCGAGTAAGATACATTGCCTTTAGGAGTTAATTTTCCATAAAGTGTTTTTAATTTGTTATGTACTTCTTCATCGTTAAATATATTCATTTTCTGACCCTCTAACGCCTCTAATAATGGCGAGAACGCTTTGCTCCAAATATCTTGAATTAAACAATTGCCGTCTTTTTCGTACTGTTCTTGAAACTTGCACGCTTCAAATAAATTTTTAGGGACACCCATATCATCTAAATAACGGCGTTTAGCCCCTGCTTCGAAACGAATTAAATTGCGTGCGTAATTAATTAAATTTGGGTCGCCCATTACATCGATAACTCTATCGTAAGAAGAATCACCTTTATCTTGTAATGCGCGAAGTTGTTGTAACTGGCGATTAAACTCGAAACCTTTTAAATAAACTTTTCGGTCAACATGCCTAGAGCCACGACTGAAATAACAAGTTGTTTCATGTTCATTGCGAACACTGGCGCGCATTTGTTTATTAGCAACTGATTTAAGTTGATTAATAACCTGCTTTGCCTGTAATTCTGTTTTTGCGCGAGCTGAAAAAGTGCAATCGATAGCATCAAGAGTTGAAGCTGTGAAATCGAGCATCTCTGCAAAATCAGGATAAGAGTTATATAGAGCCATGAGCATCTCATAAGCTCCAGTGATGATATTTGTAGAGCCGTAAACGTTATGGCCTTGCAAAATTTTTGCAGGTGAAGCCTTTAGCTCTACACAAGCATCACGCAAAGGTGTGCCTTGGAAAATCTTAAATGCCATACCAGTAAAAGAGGTTGGAAGCGATTGGTAAGGATGTCGCAAGTCACCGACTTCAATATCATCAAGAGCAGATTCACCAGTAAAGTGAACAACCTTGGCCTCTAAACCAATACCACGACGGGAGCACTCACGAATATCTACGTAAGAAACGCACTCACCCGCAGCGTTTTGCTGCGACTCAAGCAAAAACTCAGGCTTAAAAGGTACTGATATTTTGAGCATGTCTATCATGGTGTATACAAGTAACAAATAACATTGGTGCTAAATGTATACATGTAACTAGTATCACGTCAACATGTTATTAGTCTACGTGTAGATTTGTTATAAAATACAAGAAGCAAGTCGAATTAATGAGAAAAGGGAAATGGGCAATAAATCACAGAAGTTGATCCAAACAGTGCGAATAAAACCATCAGAAGCTGTCGACCTAAAAGAGAAAGCGTGGGAGTTATCGATGAAAGGCAAGGAATTCATACAGGAACCAGAACTGGTACATTTTCTTATTGATGAATTTATGAATGACATAGACATTAAGGACGGTCGTCTGGTGAGAAAGTCTAATATTTAGACAAGAGTACACTATTAAAGATAGTGTACTCTCGATTCACCTCACCGCTCACAGCCCGCGCTCGCGGAGCGGCACAAACTGCGAGCAGTGAGCTGTGAGGGATAGCGAGAGGGTGAAGAAAAGGTGTGTTATAGAAGTAAGGAGAAAGAACCGATAACTGGCAGTGCCCTGTACCTAAAAGAAGGCTTGGCAGGAAGGAAGGGTGTTTTGCGGTTTCTTTGGGGGGAGCTACGGAAACAAGTTTCCTACTTTTCGGAAATTTGGCTAAGGAACTCCCCATAAGTATGAAGAGTTTCCTTATCCCTGCGGGGCTAAATCGAGTTAAGCTTATCCCACGAGTAAATCCAACAAATAAGCCACGAGAGAATGAAAACAAAATCACCCGTGGATAAAGACATAAACCAATCATAAACATCTGAAATCATGAGTCCTCCTTAATTCGCATTATACGAATTTATGTTACGGGCTATCACTTCAAAGCGATTCTCTCTCCTAACATGTACACAGCAAGCTGTGACAATGAGTAAGTCATTCGCCCACCCTTTGCGGCGTTCTAGGTCTACGACAAACCACTCAACATAAACGCC